AAAGTGATCCGGCATTAACATATATGTTTGATATAGCAAAGGATAGGGCAACTCAAGGCAAAGAAGATTGGCTTGAAGAGTCACTAACCATATAGAGGATATAGTATAAAGATATAAGATGGCAGACAAACCTAGAAACACACCAAATCCTTTTGAGATATTTGGTACAACTACTGGTACTACACCTGATCCATTTAACATATTTGATACATATCAAAACCCTTCACCCCAAGACAATACATCTAGTCAACTAGGTACTGATAAAATTTATGATAGATCATTACCTATATTTGGTCTTGCTACAAATAATTTTACCCCTGATGAAAACGATTGGATAGATAGCGTTATAGCTGCACCTAGAGGTTTATTACGTGGTGCTGCACAAACTATACCTATGATGGGTGAAGGTGTATGGGGTATGCTTGATTTAGCAACCAACCTTTCAGGTCAAGAAGATTGGTTAAACCCTAGAGAAAGTGCTTTTATATCTAGGATGGATGAACTACGTGAAGCTATTGGTGCAGAAGATAGTGTGGCTGGTAGAACAGGTGAAGCATTAGGTAGTGTTTTAGGTTTTGTAGGAACAACTGTAGCAACAGGTGGTTTTGGAGCAGCATCAAGATTAGGTGCTGGTTATAATGCATTAAAAGCTGGAGAGTTAACAGCTGGAGCAGCAACTAAAACTTTAGCATCAGCTATGCAAATAGCAGCACCGGGTGTTTCTGGACAAGTAGGGCAAGGTTCTCAAAGGGCAAGAGAGTTTGAAACTAGAACTGGTGAAGATTTATCTATTCCAGATAGAAATTTAATGTATGCACTTTCTGTACCTTTAGGTGTAACAGAAATAATTCCTATAGTAAGACCTTTATCTATGCTTTATTCTAAGATTAGAAAAACTGATGTTCCACAAAGAGTATTAGATAGTTACATGGACTATGCAAAGTCTGCTGCTATAACTGGTACTGCTGAAGCAACACAAGAAGCATTAGCTGGTATAGGTCAAGATGCTATAGCTAGAGGTATCTATGATGAAAGTGCAGTTATAGGTGATTCAATAGCATCAGACTTTGGGTATGGTGGTAGTGCTGGTGCTATATTTGATCTAGGTGTTAATCTACTTACTAAAGGTAGACCAACAAGAGGTAGACCAGTTGGACCTATTGAAGATGAAAGCGATGGATTAACTGGAGAAGAGACATCAGAGGTAGAAGATGCATCTATATTAGATGAAGGTAGAGTAAGCACAGTAGGACAGTTTCAAGGCAGTGAAGAGATAGTATTAGATGATGAGTTTGTAATACCTACAGTAAAAGAACCTACTCCTTTAAATGATACAGTCTTAGTTAATACAGCAACAGGTCCACAAGCAGAAATAGAAGCAAAGGCACAATCTTTTGTAGATGAAGTACCTACAATACCTGATGTAGAAGAACAAATAAAAACAGAAGCAGTAAAACAACAAAGACAATCTGTTGCTCCTGAATTACAAGTCAACCTTGACAGAGAAATACAATTAGAAAGAGAAATACAAGAGTTAGAAGATGCAGATCAATTAACAGAAGCTGATCAATTAAAAGAAGAGTTGCAATCTGTCAAAGAAAGTCAAATTGATTTAGTTAAAAATGAAAAAACACCAATAAAAAGAAGTAGATTAATACAAACTTTTAGTAGACCTGATGGTGAATTATTTACGGGTAGATTTCCTGATAGAGAAAGTGTTGATGCTTATACTGATAGCAATGTAGTAAGAATTAAAAATAAATTAAATATTACTACACCTGCATATAAACAATTTAAAAATAAATACGATTCTTATGTTACAGAAGAAGTTAATAAATCATATGTATCTGATGTAAGAGACTTTAAGTTACAAAGTTTTAAAGATTTTGTAGCACAAGAACAAGGCACAGTACAAACAGAAGATATATTAGGTCAGGCAAATTTAAAAAACATCGATACAAGTGACAATGCGTTTAAACGATTTTTATTTTTAAACACTAATAAAACAAATATAAAAGATTTAACTGGTTTACAAAGAAAAGATATATTTAGACAGATAGAATCTTTGCCTACACAAACAGCAGTCAATACAACTATAGATAAAGCATTTAGTGAAAGTATAGATAACAGACAAGCTTTTAATAAAAATGAAGCTATCAAAGTTAGAACTAAAGAGTTAACTAATAAATACAATAAAAATGATTTACTAAACTTAGCTAAGTCTAGCGGTGTAAGTGAAGAGTTTATACAAGATAGCGTAGGTATAAGGAATAATGAAACTATAGCAAAAGGTATAGCTAGAAAAGAAATACAAAATCAAATATCTGCTGAAGAAAATTATGAACAAGTTGCATCAAGAGAAGTACCTAACGTACAAGTAAGGAAGGTAAAAACAAAAGCATCAGATGTAGCTAGAGGAAGACAACAATATAGTGTTGTATATCCAGATGGTGAAATTATAAAAACTACAGTGCCTTCAAATGTAGAAGTAACAGCTGCTAAAGAGTTAGCTGCAAGGCAAACATTTGGTCAAAGAGTAGAACTTTTAGAAACTGAAAATAAAAAATCTAAAGATGCACCTGATGCATCACAACAAGATTATATACAAGCAGTAACTAACTCATTGTTTAAACAAACCAATCCATTAGCAGAGTTATTGTCTATAGCTGGTCCACAAGTTAAACAAAGTAGAACTCCAGCTATACAAACAGAACAAGTCCAAGAGTTAATACAAGAAGCACCACAATTAGAAGCACCAGATTTATCAGGTCTTAATTATCAAGGAAACTTATATAGGTTTAAAGATAATATAAATGGTAGTGATACTATAATGAATTTAAAACGTATAGCTAAACGTAGTTTTCCTGATGCACAAGTTGTAGCTGTAGATAATTTATTTGATGAAGCAGGACAATCAGTTGCTGGTGTAACTATAGGTGATTTAATAGCAATTAATTTAGAAACTAATTCTGAAACTGGTCAACCTAAATTTGCTTCACCTACTGACACTGCTTATCACGAAGCTGTACATTATTTTATAAATAATAATTATTTTAAACCCGAAGTTTTACAGATATTAAATGAGAATCAAAAAAGAATACGTGATATAGCAAATCAAAGATTAAGAGTGCAAGGTGATTACAGAGAAGTTATAAGAGAAGATGGAACAACTGAAAAAGAACTTATAGAAGTAGGTACATTTGAAGAAGCAGTTGCTGTTGCTTCAGCCTATTACAATGAAACTAAATTACAAGGCAGAACTCCTTTTGAATTTACACCGGGAATTAGAAGAGTATTTGAACCTATATTTAAATACTTTAATCAAGTTGCTAAATATTTTAGTGGCAAAAAATACAGAAGATTAGAAGATGTATTTGATGCAATAAGAACAGGTGATCTATATCAAGATGCAGTAGACAATCCTAGAATACTTAGTCCACCACAAAAACAATATCAGGAAGAATTGTTTAAACAAACTGGATATGCTGGAGAATATAAAGGTGGTTCAATAACTAATAGCATGAATCAACCTTATAATGCTGAAAGAAATGCAACACCTTTTTATAGCAGATCACCTTCTTATGGACAGCAAGAATTAAAAATAAGTGAATATGGTCAATTAATTAATAAATTACAAGAGTCTGCTGATAATACTAAAACTAAATCTACTAAATCAAATAAATGGGTAGTCACAAATAAACAAGGACAAAAATTACTTACGGGTTCTAATATAACTTTTACTGAATATGATTTACAAGATGCACAACTAGAAGAATGGTTAGCAGAACAAGTAAATAAAGATGGTGTTCCAAGAGAAGTAAGTATAGATGAAATAAAAGAATATTTATTAACAAATACTGGTACTTTTTCTCTACAAATTACTGGTGGTGAATCTACTATGTTTGTAAGAGCAACTAATCTTAATGAACAACAAGTAATTAAATCTTTTGAAAATCAAATACAACAAAGTGCAAAGACATTAGATACTACAACGGCTGCAATACAATCATATTTAGTTAATAGAGCAAATGTATATAAAGAATTAAAAGAAAAATATTATACAGGTCCAGATGATCAAGCGTCAGGTGCATTTTACGATTTAACTAGGAATTTAGATTCAATAGAAAAAGCATATAAAAAATTAGGAGTTCCACAAAAAATTAATATTGAAAAGAATTTTGAATTACTTAGGCAAGCTTTGAATAATGATTTACGTTCACCTGATTATATATTTTCTGATACACAAGCAAGTAGTATACAAAATATCATTAATGAATTAACAGTTTCAGGTCAATTACTACAAGAAAAAGAAGCATTAAGAAAAGCTGATCCGGATGCACACTTAGAAAAATTTTTAGTAGCACTAGAAAATAATAAAATTATTAATGATCCTTTGATAGAAATATTAGATGAAATTAATTTGCAGACTTTAGATAACGCAAATTCATTATCAAGTTTTTTAGTAGAGTTAGACCCAAAACTTGCACAATTAATTACATCAAGAAACAAAGCAAAACAAACTTATGAATATAACAATTTAATGTTATATGGTGATGGTGTATTAGGAGAGTTAAATCCTGCAATTAAATCTACAGGTTATGATTCATATTATTCGGACACACCGGGTTTTAATATTGATACTACAAGTGGTAAATTTTCTGATATAGAAAAGATGCATTATGAAGCAATTAAACGTGGCAATCCAAACAAAACAGAAGCAGAAATATTACAAGAAAAACGTATTAGCACACCTGAATCAAGAGTTTTTACAAAAGATGAATTAGAAAATTATACTGCATTTAGAGATTTCAATGTAACTAGGAATGAAAGTGATGAAGCACCTAATTCTAATTATGGCACTACTGTGTATGTAGAAAATTCAAGAAATATTTTATTTGGATGGAATCCCGGACCCGCATCAAAGAATAAAGGATTTTATAATAATCCACATTTTAATAAAGAAGCAGGTTACATGCCTAATACATTTGCAGTTGCTAGAACTAAAGATGTATTCATACTAGATAATGATAATACACTAAGAAAAATATTATTTGTAGATGAACTGCAATCTGATATGTATAAAGATGTTAAGAATGCTATAGAAAAATACATAAATGCATTACCTGATAATGATTTAAGAAAAGGAAAAGATTCTTCTATTTTAACTAAAGAAGAATTTAAAGAAGCTTTATCTAATTATGTACCTACAAAAAATATGGATGCAGTTCCACTAATAGGATTTCCAAAACCAAATTTTAATAAGTGGATAGATTTTACTATTCAAGAATTAAATATGCTTGCTATTAATGAAGCATATGATGGTATCAGTATATCAACTACAGCTATACAAGCAGAAAGAAATGAAAATAATTTAACAAACAATTTTAATTTTTTAAGTTTTTATCCTTCTGTTGATATAAATACTGTTGGTACTTTTGAAACAGCACAAGAAGTTTCTATGAATATTCCTTATAAACATTTTCCATCAGGACAAATTGTAGATACAGAAACATTAGTTAGAGAAGGATATATAACTTCATTTGAATTAGATTTAAATCAACAAGAAGCAGAAAATATAGATTTAAGAATTGAAGCAGCAGCAGCAGAATACTTTGCAGATATATTTTCAAGAGATACAAATACATACGAGTTTAATAATTATGTAGATTCTGTACGTTTAGTTGGCATGAGTGATGGCTTTATAAGCAAAGATATGACACTCAAACTAAAAGAAGATAGTGATATTGTTGGACATATTACTGAAGGTGCAAATTATCAAGGAGATGTAGTAGAAGATTTTGGTAGTCTTACTTCTGTATTGCCACAAGACATGGCAAATTTAATTATAGGTCAAATAGAAAATGGTATTAGGTCTCCTTTAAAAAGACCAGATATTAATTTAATAACACAAGAAGAAATACAGGCAACTGATAATGTTCAATCACCAATCATTAATACTTCAAGACTATTAAGAAATGCAGGTAATTTAGAACCTATAGGTGCTGGATATATTAATTTAAGAAAGTTATCACCGGGACAAACACAACAATTCTTTGCTAAATCAGGATGGGATATATATAGCAATGTTTATCCTAATAAAATTAAAAAGTCTTTAGATAAACTAGGCGTTAAATATGAAACACAAGGCAAGTCTGTTGGAGATATAATATCAGAGATAGATGATGAACTAACTATAGATAACATTCAAGATAGAGACTTTCATTCTAATAGATTTTATGATTCACCATATGATGTATTATTAAAAGAAGAACAAAATACTATAGATGAAATAATATTTAGATTAAAAACAGAAATAGATAATAGAAAAGGTAGTACGTTATTATTACAAACAGCTTTTAAAGAAAAATCAAGATTGCTTTACAAAGGTGAACCAGCTAAAAAACATCAGTCAAGATTTCTTGTACCAGTATACACTTTTGATAGTGATGCACAGATAGAAAACAATCCATCTAAATATTCTAGTACACCAGCAGACGCACAAAAAGCTAGTTACTGGAAAAGAATAGTAAACTTTTTAGGCAGTATTACAGAAAGTAAATTCTTTAGTGGTCTTGGTAATCTTGATCAAAGAAAAGAATATCAAAAATTAAAAGGTCTAACTGCTGGTGAAATAACAAAAGCAGAAAAAGTAGCTAAAGATTTTTATAATGATTTAGGACAGTATTTAAACCCTAGAAAATCAGGTAAACCTAAACAAGAACTTGACAGAAATGTCACACAATTTAATGCTTTTATAGAAGGTGGAATGGATGCAGACCCTGCAATAATTACAGATGAAGGTTTAAGAAAAGTTTCTGTAAAAAGTAAACAAGCTATAGATAGGATAGGACAGATGTTAGTACAAAGAGGTCTGTTACCTAAATCAAAATTTGATGAAAACAGAGGTACATATTTACCTTTGTTATATATGAAACATATTCTTAACAATCCAAGTGGAGTTAAATTTTCATACACAAAAGCAAGGAAAGATTTAACGGATGAAGTTAAATTAATATTAGGTGATATTGCTGAGTTATCACCAGAGTATAGGGTTCTTTCTGGTATACAAAGACCATTAAGAGACATGGCAATACTAGATTTTTTTAATCAAGTATCTAGGAATCAAAACTGGGCAATACGTAATAATGATATGTTAGTTACTATTGAACAAGGTGGTGTAGAACAAAAGGTAAGTGCTTTATGGTTGCTTGAAGAAGCTAAAAGATTAAAAGATCAAGCCACCTATTTTGAACAGGGTCAACCTGAACAAGCATTAGCTATGAGAAATCTTGCAGATCAATACGAAAGTTTAGGTATGCCTGTAGCAGAAAGATTAGGGTATGGTGCTGATAAACCTTTAGATGAAAACTTTAAAAGATTACCTACTACTAAACAGTATGGAATGATGAGAGGTGCAGCTGTACGAAAAGAAATTTATGATGATGTCATAGGTACTTTTACTATGGGTGATACTGATAATGCTTTTAGTAAAACTATAGCTGCTTTAGAAAAGGGTACAAGTATTTGGAAGTTAATGAAAGTACCTTTAAATCCACCGACTGTAGTACGTAACGTAGGTTCTAATATGATACTTATGAATTTAGTAGGTGGAGTACCTATACATAAAGTTGTACCAAGAATGAGGCAAGCTATAGAACAAATAAGAAGCAATGGTAAGTATTGGAAGATAGCAGAAAATTATGGAATAAAAAATACACAATTTACTAGCCAAGAAATGTTACAGATAAGTGATGAATGGTTAGATTTACAACAAGAAGTAGACCCGCTTGGACCAGTTGCAAAATTTTTTAGAATGCCTAAATATATGGCTGCAAAAATAGGTAAAACTGCTGGCGATATATATCAATTTACAGAGTCTGTTGGTAAGACAGCAGTAATGATAGACGCTATGGAAAGACAAGGACTGTCTGAGTTTGATGCTTTTCAACTTGCACAAAAAGCTTTGTTTGATTATTCAGATGTACCTATGGCTGGTAAGTTATTTAGAAAAGCACCTATAGGTATGCCTTTCTTTACGTTTTATTACAAAGCATTTCCAGCTTTAGTTGAGACAGCAATTAATCATCCATTTAGATATGCACCATATGTTGCATTATCAGCTGGACTTACACAACTAACTGCATATGCATTTGGATTTGAAGATGATGAAGATAAAAAGTTACAACAATCTTTAGAGCCTTGGCTTGCTAGAAGAACAGGTGTATATGTATTACCTTTTAAAGATACAGATAATAGATATCAATTTTTAGATATAGGTTATTTCTTTCCTTGGACTATGTATACAGATGCAGTAAGGGATGTAGCTAATGGTGATTTCTTTGAAGCACAAAGAACAACAGGATTTTTATCAGGACCTTTTTCAGATATTTTCTTAGCAATAAAAACCAATAAAGACCCGTTTACACAAAGAACAATATGGGATGAACGTGATCCTGTAGAAGATAGAATACAAAATATGTTTTGGTATATGTATAGTTTAGGTATGCCTTCATGGTTAACACCTAATGGTGCTATAAGTAAAACCGCTAAAGCATTACAAGATATACCTAGACCAACTGGGTCTCCAGCTGACACTGTACCACAAGCATTGTTAAGATTTGTTGGAGTAAATGTTTATGGAATTGATACAAAAGAAACAAGAAATAGAAATATTAAAAGTATGAATCAAGAAATTAATAAAATAAAACAAAGGTTTAAATATGCAATGGGTAACGAAGCTTATACAAAAGAAAAGAAAGATAGATTAAGACAAAGATATATGCAAATGCTTCAAGAAAAAAGAACTTTATTACAACGATACAAAATAGATACAGCTATACCAAGAAATATATTAAATAAACAAAGTAAATTCCAAGATGGATAGAGATAAATTAGTAAAAGAAATAATACAAGACGAAGGGTTTGAGTATGAGATATACCTAGATCATCTAGGTTATCCTACGTTTGGAGTAGGTCATTTAATAATACCTAAAGATGAAGAATACAGAATGGATGTAGGTACACCAGTATCTGAAGAAAGAATACTACAGTGTTTAAACGCTGACATAGATATAGTATGCATGGAGTTAGATAGAAACATGTCATGGTGGAAAGACTTAGATGATAATAAACAAAGGGTCATGGCGAACATGGCTTTTAATCTAGGTCTACCTAGATTGGGAGGTTTCAAAAAATTTTTGAAGGCTATGGAGGAAGGAGATTTCCAAACAGCCTCTGTCGAAATGATGGACAGCAGGTGGGCTACACAGGTAGGTGACAGAGCGAAAAGATTAAGAGATAGAGTGGCACCATGACGGAAGCATTTGATCTGATAGCTAAGTTAGGACTGCCTATAGCTAGTGGATTGATCATGGCTTTCTTTATATTCCTAGTAATGAAACAACTTATGGATGGTCTAGTAGATGAGATCAAAACTATAGAGGGTATATCTAAGATGCTTATAACTAGAGCATCAACAATGAACAACGATATTATACGTATAGATACCAGTGTATCTAGCGCACTTAATATGTCACCAGACTTAGAACGGATAGCTAGAGCAGAGAACTTCGTAGAGGATGGCAGTATAGATGCAAGGCGAGACTAATGGATATAGCAAAGATAGTACAAGACTTTGGTTTTCCTGTGGTTATGGTGGTAGGTCTAGGGTATTTCGTATACTTTGTTTGGCAAACTATAACCAATAAGATAGACCCAGCAGTTGCCGAAATGAAAACAACAATCATCAGGCTTACCGACCAGCTTAGATTGCTAGATCAAGACATGATACGTCTACAGCAGAAGGTCAATACAGTTTTAGAACTAAGAGAACAAGATGAAAAATCAAAACAGACCCGATGAATTACTGCTGATATCTTCCATAATAATAATTATGTTTGTTGTCTTATCTGTACAAGCAGATGAAATGACACACAAGTTTAAGAACCCTAGTTTCTCAGGGGTTGGTACCTCAAGTCATTACTTAACTATAGAGAATCAAGAGTTCAATAGGAAAGAAACTATACGAGAAGAGATCAGGGCATATACAGAAGACCTAGAGAGAGAGGCTGAGAACACTACGTTAGCTAGGTTTATACGTAACTTAGAGAGTAGAATATATGCACAACTCAGCAGACAGTTGGTTGATAGTTTGTTTGGTGAGACCGCATCTGATTTCGGTACGCTAGAATTAGAAGGTAACACCATAGAATATAGAGTAGAGGAAGATAAAGTAACACTAATAATTACAGATGAAGAAGGCAATACTACAGAAATTACTGTTCCCTTGGGTTCTTTTACTTTCTAATTGCGCTTTAATAGTAGACCCATTAGGTAATGGGATACCTCCAATAAGAAGTATTGAGTCAGCAGAGGTTAGTGCTTTACTTACTAACCTTTCAGAAGTAGCTACCCCTATAAAGAAACCTATAGTAGCTGTGTATCCTAACTCTTTTAAAGATAATACAGGACAACGTAGAAGTAATAGTCAGTACGCAAGCTTTAGTACAGCTATTACACAGTCACCTGATGCTTATCTAATACGAGCATTAAAACATTCCAATGTATTTAATGTAGTTGAACGTAAAGGTTTAGATAATCTTACTAAAGAAAGACAGATCATACGTACTACTAGAGAAAGTTTTGATGAAAAACAAAAGGTAAAACCTTTATTGTTTGCTGGAATACTAATGGAAGGTGGTGTTGTAGGTTATGAAACTAATGTTAAGTCAGGTGGTGCAGGTGCAAGATACCTTGGTATAGGTGGTTCAAAACAATACAGACAAGACTCCGTAACTATATCTTTACGTACAGTATCAGTCAGTACAGGTGAAATATTGATTGAAGTATTAGTAACTAAGTCAATTCTTAGTGCTTCTATAACACAAGATGTATTTAGATTCTATAACAATAATACTGAATTAGTTGAAATTGAGAGTGGTATAGTAGAAAATGAGTCTATAAACATTGCTTTACAGATGGCAGTAGAGACAGCGGTTTTACAAACAATAGAGGAGGGCTATGCAGAAGGCTATTGGAAACATGAAAATAATATTGAACAGCCTAGTTGTGATGATGAGTGTATCTCTGATTTACGGGGCTGACAACGAAATATTTATAGACCAGTCAGGTGCTACATCTAATTTAGATATAGAACAGGTAGGTGGTAGTGGTAATATAATTGGTGGAGCAACTGCTGCTGCTGGTTCTATGACTGCATTGGATATCGATGGTGCAACTATGACCTTAGATATATTACAGAAAGGTAATACAAATAAATTCCTTGGTGATATATGGGCAGATAACTACACAGGTTACTTCTCTTTTATAGGTGATACCAACACATTTAATATGTCTACAGATG